GACCTGCACGGAGCTAACCTGTACGGAGCTAACCTGTACGGAGCTAACCTGTACGGAGCTAACCTGCGCGAAGCTTGCCTGCGCAGAGCTAACCTGTGCGAAGCCGACCTACACGAAGCTGACCTGCGCAGAGCTGACCTGCGTGGAGCTAAGAATGTGCCATTTATTCCAATGGCGTGTCCAGAAAAAGGCGGCTTTATAGGATTTAAAAAACTAAATCATCGCGGTGCTGTATATATCGTGGAATTAGAGATTCCTGCCGAGGCAAAAAGGTGCTCTGCGACAACTGAAAAATGCCGCTGCGAGTTCGCAAGGGTTGTGAGCATATCTACGCTGGATGGAAATGAAGCCGGAATCAGTGAGATTGCAAACAGTAACTATTCTCCGAGCGTCACATACAAGGTTGGAGAAATGGTATATCCCGACAGCTTTAATGAGGACAGATGGAACGAATGCTCCCACGGCATACATTTCTTCATCAATCGGCAAAGCGCGGTAGAATATTAGTAAAGGGGATGTGCGCAAAAATGCGTGAGATTTTGTTCAGAGGGAAAAGGATTGATGATAAAGAATGGGTTATAGGCAGCTTGTCGACAGAGTACATAAAGGAATGCGGGTGTGTCATGATAAGTCCAACGTCCGATACCTGTTATAAAGTAAGTCCGGAGACCGTTGGGCAATACACCGGATTGATTGACAAGAACGGAAAGAAGATTTTTGAAAGCGACATAGTTAGTGGTTACGGTTTTGACGAAGAAGACGGATATGGAGTTATCAAGTGGAACGATGGCGCGTTTGAAATTGAGGGCACGAGTGTTATAGGGACATTTCATGAAAATTATTGGGGGTATGAGCTTGAAGTCATCGACAACGTCTTTGACAACCCGGAACTGCTGCAAGCGGAGGCTGGCAATGACTAAAAGAAAGCAAAGAACCCGCGCAGAACGTTCACCCAGCGTGTTAAAGGTTCTAACACAACACTATATAAATAAGTGCCGCCCTACATACTTCAATCTGCGCATCCTGCCGAAAATATATGACTTCCGGCTGCGTCTCAGCTTGTGGATTTATCCGAAGGCAGATTGTTGCGGCTGCTGTCTTACTTGCAAGTACTTTAATAGTGACTGCCGGGGTGAGTTTTCAGAGCGTTGGGAGCAGTAGCACTCCAGGAGCGGGCTATCAACAACATAGCGTAATTATTGAATCAAAGAATCGGAGGAAAATGAAATGGATTGGAATGTTCAGAGAAGCATATCAGAAAAGATTAAAGAGGCAGTCGAAAGCGGCGATTCAGAAGCGATTGCCAAAGAATTTGAAGAAGGCGTAAAAAAATATTTGGAAAGCGTAAGGCTGGCGGTTGACGGTTATACGAACTATACGCTTCCATGCGTTTTAGCAGCCTTGAAAATTGTCGAGAAATCTATTGAAAAGATGCACGCACGACCGGAAGATATACGGATAGCGGAAATTCTATCTATGGACTGCAATTATACTTGTGGTGCTATAACCTTTCCGTGTGACGAATAAGCGGAAGGAGCGGGCACAGATAAAAAAATAGAGCGCTCACTTTTGCAGAGCACTCTATTATATATAGTATATCGGACAAGCCTACTCGGGCAAGTCTGAAAAGCGGGCATTAGTCCGTTTTTCGGGCTTGTAATAGATAATAACTTAGCGACCACGTTCTTATATGAAAAAATATTTAAAATTTAGACAAATAAAAACAAAAATAATTTTTGTATGTGATAAATGGAAAGAGCCGGAGAAAAGAGAGGGCTAGGGGCTTGGGGGGGGGGGGGGAGAAGGACCTTGTCCGAAGCCGCTTTCTTGCCCTTGTCTCTCCCTTCCCCCAATATAAGTTTAAACGAAAGGAAAGTTTATATGCGTTGTTTGTATCGTGAAACAAGACATAAATGTGGAGAGTATCTTGAAGTTGATGTTTTTGAAGTTTTCGAGCATCAGCGCGGCCGGAGCAAAAAACGCAAGCCTACGAGCGAAGTGCAAAAGAAGCTGAACCAGACCAACGCCGAAAAGAAGCTTGCAAGGCTGCTTTGTACAAATTTTACGAGCAGGGATATTCGCTTTGACCTTACATATAACGCCGAGCATTTGCCGGAATCGCCGGAGGATGCACAAAGGCAGATGCAGAACTTCATAAGACGCGTGAAAAGATTTCGCAAAAAGCAAGGACTGCCGGAACTGAAATATGTCGCCGTTACCGAGGTTGGAGAGCATACCGGGCGGGTCCACCATCACATTGTAATGTCTGGCGGCGTGAGCATAACTGATCTTGCCGAACTCTGGGGCGGCAGAGGCTATACAACAGCCAAGCCATTGCAGTTTAACAGTACTGGGCTTATAGGCATTGCAGTTTATTTTGTTAAAAATCCGATACTCGGCAAGCGCTGGTGCGCATCAAAAAATCTGAGCAAACCGGACGAATCGCAGAGGGATGGGGTTATATCCAAGCGCAAAGTCAGAAAAATTTATGAAAACCAGGGCGATGATGACGGACTTTTTGAAAAGCTGTACCCTGAGTATACGCTTTCGGAAATCAATACGTATTATAACGACGTGAACAGGGGCTATTACTTAACCGTTATCATGCGCAAAAAGCCGGTTAAGAGCAACGGAAAGAAGAGGTAAGCAATGAAACAAATCGAAGTAGTTATTTTTGACGAAACCGAGATTGACAGGCAGGCGCGAGCCTTGGAAGCAATGAGGGAAAGCGCCGCTATTCTTGATGAAATCGACTCTGTTCTGGCTGAAAGCGCTACCACATACCTTGACTTTGCTAATCTTGTTAACGAGATATCCGACGATTCGGATTGTATCAAAGACGGAAGGCGGCAGGCTTTTGTTTTGCCGTGTGCGTTTGCGCACGTTCGGAGGTGCGGCGTGAAGCTCTGGCGGGTCAATCGTGCGGACCTTATGGCGAGGTCGGCTTATTTCTGTTTATTTGTACTACAGCACAGTCCGAGACGTTAGGAGGTTAAACTATGAATTATTTTAAGGCGGCGGAGCAGTTGCTTTCTTCGGTGCCTGCTCTTGAACAGGCTGGAGAAAATCTTAAAAACAGATTGGAAAGGCTTATCGAGAGCGGCAAGCCGCAGGGCATCGGCGAGTTTAATCCTGACAAGCCATACCAGACCATGCGCGAGGCAAACGACACTCTCAACTGTTTTTTAGCCGTTACCGAGTGCAAGCGGAATATCGCCGAAAATAAAAAGACACTTGAGGAGATTTACTGTGTGCTCGGACAGTTGCCGAAGGAGCAGAAGGAACTCCTCGAAATGTGGTACATTGCCAAGTGCTCCAAGGAGGAAATCATGGAGCGGCTTTATATTGAGGGACTGGGGACGATTTATGCCTTGCGAAACAAAGCTGTTTCTGGGTTTGCACTCAGATATTTTGGGGCGGCGGCGCTTCCTTCGATATGAGCTGAAAAAAGTCTGAATGGAAAGCTTGCTTTTCAGGTGATATCATATAAGCATGAAATTATACATAAACGCGGTTGACTTTCGTCTCCGCGCTTTTTGATTGGAGCGGGCTATGAAAGAGTTTGCTAAAAGCTTTTATCTGAGTTCGGCTTGGCGGAAAACGCGTGAAGCGATACTCAAGCGTGATTTCGGGCTTTGCGTTCGGTGCGGTAAGCCGGGCGATATCGTGCATCACAAAATCTATCTTACGCCCGAGAACATCAACGATCCTGATATAACGCTTTCGGCGGATAATCTTGAAACGCTTTGCCGCGAGTGCCATGCGATAGAGCACGGAGGCAAGGCTGTAACCGCAAGCGGTCTGAGGTTTGACAGCGAGGGTAACCTCGTGGAAATGGAGATTTGATTATGAAAGTTTGCGAGATAGTTATTTACACAACAGGCGGAGCGCTGACGTTTGACGTTGTGCCGACGGTTGACAACTTTCAGGAGGTGCTGTCAAATGCGCTTGAGGAAGGAACAGTCGTGGTTGACACTGTTGAGGGTTCACAGCTCGTGCTTAATGCAGTTAACGCTGTAGCTATCGAGATAAAGGAAGTTTGCGAGAAGGAAATCGCTGAAGATACTCCCCCCATTGTCAAAAATTTGAGTTCTGGGATATGAACCGTGTTCAAGCCCCTTTTGTGACCGCTCGGAGCGCGTATGACCCCCCTACTTTAAGCAAAAGAAAGGAGTTTTTAAGTGGAAGATACATTAAAAGCAAGACAGAAAAAAGAAATAACCAGACTTAAAAAAGTTTATAAAAATCTGCCTAAAGATACGCTCGAAAATGTAAAAAAGTTAATCGAAAGAGCCGCTTATATGCTCGTTTCTTTGGAGGATATGGAGGCGAAAATCGACGCTGACGGGCTTGTTATTAGTATGCCGCAGGGCGACTATTCCATAGACCGGGCTCATCCCCTGCTTCAACCGTATAATGCCATGGTTAAGAACTATAACGCTACCATCAAGCAATTAAATGAGCTCTTGCCGGATTCGGATGTTGAGGCGGCTGGCTCCGCTCTTATGACTTTTGTAACTAAGCCTCAGAGGCAGGCGAAAAGAGCTTGAACTGGGTAAAGGAATACTACACCCGCATTGAAAATGGGGATATCAGAACAAGCAGACGCGTTAAAGCTGTCTACTCACGAATAGTCGCAGAGATGGACAATCTAAGTGAAGAATTCCCCTATTATTTCGACGAAGAAGCGGGCGAACGTCCGATAATCTTTATCGAGACCTTTTGCAAGCAGTCGCAAGGTGTTATTGGTGCACCGATAGAATTGGAGTTATTCCAAAAAGCTTTTATTCAGACGCTTTTCGGATTTCTTGAAAAAGAATCAGGCTTCAGGCGATTCCGGGAAACTCTCTTCTTGTGCGGTCGTAAAAACGGCAAGTCAACACTTTTAGCCGGTATTGCGCTGTATATGCTTATTGCCGACTACGAAGGAGCGGCGGAGATATACTCGGTTGCCACGAAAAAGGACCAGGCGAAAAAAGTACTTACCGAAGCGGCTAATATGCGCAAGCAGTCGCCGGAACTCAGAGCCATTACCACAAAGCGCCGGAACGATATATATTTTTCTGCTACTTCGTCGTTCTTTGAGGCTTTAGCCTCGGATTCCAATACCCTTGACGGTCTTAACTCTCATGCTGTCATAATTGATGAACTTCACGCTATACGTGACCGCAACCTGTATGAGGTTATGAAGCAGTCAACCTCAAGCCGAAATCAGCCGCTTGTTGTGATGATTACCACAGCCGGAACAGTGCGGGAGTGCATTTTCGATGATATGTACGAGCTCGCCTGCAAGATAGCAGACGGCGTAGAGGATGACGATACTTTCCTCCCGATACTCTACGAGCTTGACAGTCGAGACGAGTGGACTGATCCGCAAATGTGGGTTAAAGCAAACCCCGGACTTGGCAAAATCAAAAAATATAAAACGCTCGCCACCTTTGTTGAAAGGGCGAAAAAATCGCCTGCGGATTTGCCGGGCGTATTGTGTAAGGATTTTAACGTCAGAGAAAATTCAAGTAACGCCTGGCTCTCGTTTGCCGAGATACAGAATACCTCTACTTTCGATATCTCGGAAGTATACGACACCTACGCCATAGGAGGCTGTGACCTTTCGGCAACAACAGACTTGACAGCTGCAACACTCTTAATTCGTAAGCCTGGAGACCCGATCGTGTATGTTTTACAGCATTATTTCCTCCCCTCTGCACGTGTAGAACGGCTTGAGGAGAAAAACACGAATGAGGCTCCCTATAGGACTTGGGCGGAAAGAGGCTTGCTTACAATCTGCACGGGCAACCGCGTTAACTTCTCGGACGTGACTGGATGGTTTGTAGAGATGAGGGACAAACACAAGATAGACCCGCTGAAAATCGGCTATGACCGAGCACTTGCCGGCTACTGGGTGGACGAAATGACGTCCAACAGCTTTACCATGGAGCCGGTCGCTCAGGGTCCTTTCACTTGGAGCCAGCCCATGAGAGAAATGGGAGCAGCGTTTGCAGATAAAATCGTGAATTACAACAATAATCCGATTTTGAAATGGTGCTTATCAAATACAGCAGTAAAAAAGAGCGGCATCAACAATATTCAGCCGGTAAAAATAACCGAATCACGCCGAATAGACGGCGCTGTTTCCCTCTTAAACGCCTGGGTTATTTACGTTCGGGAATTCGAGGACTATATGTATCATGTGGGGTGATTAAATGCGCGAAAAGCGTGAAAAGCGCGGGCTTTTCCAGAGGATTTTTGGCAGACCTAAAGACGCCGAAGGCGGATATCAAGTTTATAAACTTCTAAATTCATGGCAGACAAGCTTTACGCCGTTCTCCGGCAACGCTTACGATAATAGCACTGTGCGATCTTCGGTCAACAGCTTTGCCCGGCGCGTCGCAACCGTTAAGCCCCGGCATATCATCCGGGGCGACGGAAAGGTTAACGATGTTGCAAAGAGCAAATACAACCGTCTCTTGCAGTTTGCGCCAAATCCGTATATGACGGCGTATGAGTTTTATTATAGGCTTGCTACGCAGTACAAGCTTTATAATAACGCTTTTGTCTATCCGGTCTGGGGCGAAAACGGCAAATTAGAAGCGCTTTATAACATCAGGGCGAACACTGTTGAACTCTTGGAATATGAGGGCGAAATGTGGCTCAGAATGACCTTTGCAAACGGTCACCGGTATACGTGTCCTTATACCGACGTTATACATATAG